ATAAACATTAATTTGCATTTCAGCATATAAGAATTGCGTTTCAATAAACGTTGGTTCTATTCCTAACGGAGTTTTATCTGATAGGTAATCAATATATGAATTAGCTAATGTAGAAGAAATTAATTGTGTATCATCTCTAAGATAAACTGCGATCGCAACCTTACCATATTGAGGTGGTTCTAATTCATCACCACTATACGCAGATACCGCGCTAATTTCTGGAAATCTCTGTTTTAATAATATTTCATAATCGTTTGTAGTAATTGCACGTTCTTGAATCTGAATTGATTTTGGTGCATTAAAACGAATGCTTTCAATACTTTCTCTTTCAGATCCACCGGTTGCTTCTGTAATAGTATCTACAGAGATAGTTGCGTTTTCTAAAAACGTTGTAGTGAATGAATTTGCGCCGTTAGGTTCTTCACCAGAACATATACGATATCTAACTCGTATGTCTTGAGTTTCAGTTGGTTGTTCACCATAGATACCACGACCAAAATAAATTGCATACTTATTATCAAAATATGGTTCTATATAGAAAACTTTAGAATCTGGTTCTACACCAAAGATACTTGTTGCTAATGAGAATGTATTTCCATCTTCAGTTTGTTCTGCGTCGACGAATACGACAATAGAATCAGTGTCCACCTCTGGGTTACTCAATGCAACTCTAACGGTACCATCTTCGTCTACTATATAACCTTCACGTTCAAAGCTAGATAAGATCTCGCCTTCATATATCTCTATATTATCCGTCTCATATATGTTATTACCGATCTTTCTGGCAACATACGTTTCGTTTGTTACAAAGTTAAATACTTCACCATTATGACTTGAACTAAACTCAGTATAAGTTGGAATCGTAATTGTTTGATCTGTAAATAAAGGATCATTATTTGTAATTCTTAATTTAATGACAGCCTTCGCAGATTTTCTAGATCTTGGTAAATAATTTAATTCTTTAGAATGAGATACGACAGAGTTTCTTAATTGCGCTGAATCGAGAAACATTTCGTTGATTGCCATATTCGTATAAAAATTATTATGATATGTATTATACGCAAGAACATCCAAAAGGACGCTCATATTTGAACCTTCAAANTTATAATCTTTGAATTTCGTTTGCGTCTGTAGATATTGTTTTAATTGGTTTTTAATACCATCAAAATCTAATTCTGTTATTGGCGTTTTTGGTTGTGCCATTATCGTATCCTTTCTAATATGAGATCAAGTTGCGTTGGTAACTCGACATTGGAAACATAAAAATTAATTGTTACTTTAACTGAGTTTTCATCTAAGCTTGCTTGCGCATTAACATTAATGAGTTCGCATCTAGGTTCATATAACTCTATCGTTTCAGTTATTCTATTTTCTAATTGTGTTATAACATCAGGCGTTAAATTTTCAAAAAGAAGTTCTCGGATCCCACCACCAAAATTCGGTCTCATTAATTTTTCGCCACGATCCATAAACATTAAATTTTTAATAGATTCTTTTACAGCGTCTTCATTTTTTAATACAGTAATATCATCCGACACTGGGCTCAAAGCTAAATCTTTTTTCATATCTGAAAATAATTCCGGCTTCTTTGTTCTTGGTGTAAAGACATTTATTGTCATTTTATCCTACCATCTTTCTTATATCTAAATGGATGTAATCGTCATAAACAACTACATATTTAAATCCTGCTAACAGCGCCTTTGATGTTATCTCTTCAGCTGAAATAGAACTACGTTTAATATCAACACACTTACCACTGATGTGAGCATTTTCTGGAGAACCACCAATTTTAGCATTATATTGTTGAGATCGCCAGCCTTCTGTTACTGTAATCGGTGCATCTAATGATTGTTGTAAACGGTTTAAATAAACTCTTAAATCATAATCTAAACCAGTCCAACCTTCCATTCCAAATACATCTTCAGAAACCCAACTACCTTCTACTCTTATTTGAGCTGTACCTGCCTTTACTGCACTACATGCTGGTATTTGTTCGTATTCTTCAATCGTAGGTGGTTTTGGATTAATTGGTGCTTTACCTGTTGGTGTATATAAAGAACCGTTCTCGCCATCCCATGCTGCTTGTATACTATTTATGGCAATCGCACGAGACTCCGGAGAAAAACGTATTGCACCTTTTTGTATAGCAGATGATGTACGTACATTAGAAATAGTTTTTAATCTATTAGAGATTCTTTTATATTTAAATTCGAACTGATCTAATGGCGATTTAAAATCATTCATTAAACCTTTTATGTTTGTCATTAACGCGCAAATTCTAAATCCTAAAAAAGAAATAACTTCAAGTGTTGGATTTTCAAATAAACCAAACGCATAATCGAATAAATTGTTTATCTTATCTCTAATAGTTTGTTTATTTTTATCAGAAAAGAATAAACAACCATCATCTTTAGTTTTCATAATTCTTTTTATTGTTACTTTATCAATATATGTAGTGACATCATCAATAATATCTAGAATTTTAAAATTTTCAAAGATCTGTTGGAATATAGTAATGATTTTTTCTATTTCATCTCCAATAAACTCTTTAATTGCTTTTATTAATTTTTCAACTGTAATCTTTTCTGCTTGTTCAAAAATAAACTTTTTAAAGTCTCTAATCTTAGATAGAAAAGCAAATGCATCATTTACCAATCCTTCTATTTGTCCAAGTAAATTAAAGAAATCTTCTATCGCTCCAAAAATATTTTGAAAAGATCCACATATTCCAGCCAAAGCTCCGCCAAAAATATCTTCTGCATAATATCTTTCTAATTGATATAATAACTTTAAGTAATCTTCATTACCCTTTGTAATAACACCACTAGGAGTATGATTAAATTGTTCTATAAAATCTGTAAATTCCATAGCAGTGACAGAACCAGATTGTAATCTTGTATTTAAATTAGGATAATCAGGAAGATCGTTTTGTACATAATCTTGATTAAAGAAATTTCCATTTAAATATGAGATGGCTTCATCAACAGAATCACCATATTTTATTTTAGCATTTATAATTGGATTAGATTCTGCGTCGTTTTCAATGTTATTTAAAAAGTCTTGAGCGAATACATCTATTTGATTTAAAGTATATTCACCATTTGAATTTGTCCCAGGACCTGCTACACTCGCAAGAGCATTTAATGTTGTTTGGTCTGATCTATCAATGCAATTAGACATATATTACTTTCCTATTTTATCATCTGATGTAGTAACACCTGATGAAGATATTGTACCAGATTTTTTAAACCCAGCAAAAGATGTAGATTTAGATGGTGGTTCTGGCATCTTCGGTTTTTCTGGTGTAAATGGATTTGGAATATTAGGGAATGCAATACTCGCAGGCGCAGGAACTGTCGTACCTGATCCTAAATTCAAAACATAATCCATACTTACATAAGGTGCTAATACATTCACTGCGCCGGTGGAATTAATATTCGTAGAAACCGCTGAACTAATATGAGCAGTCGTACCTGAGAATACATGGAAACCAGTATTTAAACCAGTAACTGATAAACTAGGCAATGTACCATAAGCAGTTTGGAATATATTAGATGAGAATAAATTAATATCATATAATGAACTAATGTTTGTATCAACCCAAGACCACGTTTTAATATAATTAGCAGTACAATTATAAAAATCTGTTGTCATTAATATATTTTCTTTTGCGTCTATCATTAAATCTTTTTCTGACATTAATGTAGTGGTACCAACGTTTGCTTGTATTTTAACATCGGCAGCTCTTGCTTGGAATTGTTCTGCTGCATTAATACTCAACTGACCGCCCGATCCAAGTTCTACATTACCGTGACATAACAATCTATAATCGCCATTTACTTCTTCTGTTTTATTTCCATGGACATATACATGAGAATCACCATTGATATGAACAACACTACGATCGTTAACATAAACATGTTCATTATTTAAAGTAATATCATGGCGATCACCCATTGTTTTGTAATTGACAGTACCTGAAGAATCCATTTGAATAAAAGAACCTTCGTTGTGTCTAATCATAATACGTTCAGCGCCAGGAGTGTCATCTATTTCTATAGAATGTTTACTTGTTTCTATTACTTTATTATATGGATATTCTGCAGCGTATGCAGAACCTACTTCTGACCAAGTTTCATCTGTACCTGCTACTTTAGCATTTTCAACTCTTGTCATTTCCTGCGATAGAATATATGTTTCTTCTAAATTTTCGCCACGAGCTAATGGAGAATTCTGTGGTTTACCAACATCCTTAGGACCTGAACCTTTCGCTGCTATATCACCATCTTTTTCTGGAATAACACCCCAACCATATTTTGCTGGATTAATTGTTGGTTCGCCATTTTCATCTAACGCAAAATTAGAAGGAATTAAACCTAACACCATTGGATGCTGAGCATCTCTTCCATCTAAGAACATCCCATATACAAATGAATTAAGTGGAGGTGGTGTATTGTTTGCGTCGTAATTACCAGAAACACAAATAGCCCAAGGTAAATCTTTTGTTTTTATTTCGTCCTGTGTACCATGAATACTGAATGCTCTTACTTGCACTCTACCTTCTCGGTGTTTATCATCGTTATTTTCGACAACACCAATAAAGAATAACGGATTACTAATACCTATTCCACTTTCCACATTTAACTCCAGTCATACTTAATTAGTTTTAAGGACGTATTTAAAGTACCTTGATTAAAACTATGAGACGCAGAATGAACAATATAATTTCCATATAGTTGTTCGTTTTGTTTTCTGTTCTCGCTACTTAAATTTGCTAATTCTATTTTAACTAAACTTCCAGCTTGTATATCAAATCTACCTTTTATGGTTGCAGCAATAGATGTAGACATTAAATGGTGTCTATATGATATTCTATCCGATATAATTTCAGCATAATGTTGGTTGCCGCGCAGCTGAGCTTCTTCACCTTCTAAATTTGGATTCGTTTGATAATCTGTAAATAATAAATGAGTCATGGCATTATTATCTGTAAACGTATCTTCTGCAAATTCTTTTGTGTGAATAACATCATCAGCTGAAACTTTTTTATATTTACCATCCATATCCATAATGCTTTCNTCAAAGAAATCATGAACGTTNTCAGTTACCTTTCTTCTTAATAAATCTATTTCTATAATTTTATTTTTATAGCCACCGTTTACCATATCGGAATTTGTATCTACTCTATTTGGATTAGATAATGTTTCTATTCTTCTGAGTTGATCTGCAACATCTTTTGGATCGCGAGAAGTATCAGGTTCATAAGTTAGATTAATAACTTCTTTATTGTTAATGGCACGTTTAATTAAAAATTCATCAGTTACCCAATAAAAAGAATCATAAGTTTCAAAAAATCTAAAAGAACTCGAACTAGAATTTGGACTATACGCTTTCTTAGTCAAAAAAGATAAAGATTTCCATGGAGAATACCCAGGTATGACTGCTCTTAATAATCCTTTTGTAGGATGAGCATAAAAACTAATTCCTTTATCTTTTTTATCTGTAAGAGAAAATCGTTCTACATTATTAGAATTTGTTAATAAACCATTAGGAGTAGTTTTACCATAGTATTCATTGAATAATTTTTTAGCAATCGTAGATGCTTTCTGATCTCTGAAACTTTTTGTTACGATAGTTTTATTTGCTTCATAACTCAATCTTGATATAATAGAAATAGTATATACTACACCATCGTTTGTTTGATTCGTAACAACATTACCTATTCTAACGACTTGCGTTTTTAAAT